GGCTGCAAAGTCTGGAAAGTCTGCAAAGGCTGCAAAGTCTGGAAAGTCTGCAAAGTCTGGAAAGGCTTTGTACGGACTACGGAAATATAAGAATAGAGTCAGATGCTGTAATTTACTGTGATATTCCATATAAAAATACAAACAGATATGGAGATGAAAAAGCAGAATTTGACTATAACTCTTTTTATGACTGGGCTTGTTCACAGAACGTTCCTGTATTTATATCAGAGTACGATATGCCAGAAGATAGATTTGAATGCGTACTTGAAATAAAAAAGCAATCTTGCATGGCTGCTACAAAAACGCTTTCAGCAACTGAGAAATTATATATTCCTAGGAAGAAAGGAAAGATAAAATGAAAGTAGGAGGTACCTGAATAATGGATATTTCAACATTAGACTCATGCGGGGTGAAAGCATGAAATATGTGCGAATAAAACCGACTATAGTTGAAGCTATTCAATGTTTTACTACTCCAGAAAGTATAGCTCAAATCGAAAAGTTTGTTGGCGATTCGGTAGAAATTAATAACAACCTTAAATCACCACACATTAAGATTTCTACATATTCTGTTCTATTTAGAGATGGCGAAAGAGTTGATTTGGTAATCATAAATTCCGGAGACTACATATTGCGTGATGAAGAAGGGTATTTCAGCACAATGACAAAAGATGAATTTGAAAAAGAATTTAAGGAGGTATCTGGATAATGGAATTAAAACAGACAGTTGAAATGATGAATAGTGCAGATTACAAGGAACGCTTTAAGGCAGAGTATATGCAGGTGGTTATTCGATATAAGAAACTTGCGAATATGCTTGAAAAGTGGGACAAAGGGGAACTCCCATTTACTCCTACTTGTCCGAGAAGCACTTACAATATGCAGGTAAGAGCAATGACGGATTATATTGCTGTTCTGGAAGCAAGGGCAGTTATGGAAAAAGTTGATTTGGAGGTATGATTATGGACATTTCAACATTAGGCTCATGCATCGCAATCGTTATGATTTGCTATATCGTAGGAATGGGTTGTAAAGCATCAAAAAGAATCTCCGATGAATGGATCCCGGTAATCATGGCGGTTATTGGTGGGATTCTCGGAGCAGTCGGAATGGGAATTATCCCGGATTTTCCGGCAACGGATTATATCACGGCAGTTGCAGTCGGTATGTTTAATGGACTGTCGGCCACTGGCGTGAATCAGATTATTAAGCAGACAGTGCAGAAAGAATAATTAAGGAGAGGGTATCATGTACGAAAAAACTTTGACGATTTTCAATTATTATGAGAGTCCGACAACAAGAGATGCGTACTGGTATCCTCATGTTTTATCCGGCGTTGACATCATTACGGATAAGGGAGCAATCCTCAAAAAGTACGGACCAGACGCAACAGACAACGCACAGTTACACGTTCGATACACTGTCCAGAACGGAGACATAACCATTACTGATAAAGACGGCAAGATTCTTCCATGGATGCCACCTAAAGAGTGGAAACAGCAGATTAACAACGCTCTGGAAGACACTATCACATTCTCAGATGAATCGTTCTTCTGGGAGGGTGAGTGGACTGGCGGAACAGTAACTGACAGTGATTACCGAAACGGATTCTACCAGTACATGAACGAGAACAAGGATAACGTGTTTAAAATTACCAGTGTAGGTGGTCCATATACACTGATTCCGCATTTCGAGATTCTTGGTAAGTAATATGAGTAAAATTCATCATTTCAAAGGATTCTCCGTAGTTGATGGAGATATGAAAATCAAACTGAATATGGATAGATTTTCCAGGCAATACCAAGAAGCCCAGTATCTCCTTGATGGAATGGTAATGGACAGCATGGTTCCGTTTATGCCGATGATTACAGGGGACTTTATCAACCGAACAAGAGTTGAGAGTACATCCTTACAAGGAACTGGGAAAGTATGCGCGGCGGCGGCCCCTTATGGACGTTTTCTATATGAGGGAAAAGGAATGGTTGACGAAGCAACCGGAAGTCCCTACGCAAGACGTGGAGCAAAGAAAGTCCTTGTCAGTCAATTCTCTGGTCGGACAGCCGCAAAGGAGAATCTTGAATACACCAGACAGGCTCACCCACGGGCACAGGCAAAGTGGTTTGATGCCGCTAAACGACAATACGGCAGTACGTGGATTCGCAAAGTAAAAGCACAAGCAGGAGGTGGCAGACATGGCGGATAAACCTATTGGAAAAGATGCAACCGGATACGAGATTCTGACAGATGCCATGAAAGCACTCTTGAACCAGTATCCGGGACTGTATGAAAATGAAACAATCAAATTTGAAGAACTCAGCAAAGATTCCGGAATCGCTTTCTCGGCAGACAATGGAGCTTTGATCTATTCAGAAAAGGAAGATGTATGCGGTGTAATGCATCAGGTATGCCAGTATCCGTTTTATGTGGTTTACCGCACGGCATCCGACAAAGAACGGCAGAAGTTATCTGTTCAGAAGTTTCTGGACAATCTCGGTAAATGGATATGCCGAGAACCAGTTATTATAAACGGCTCTGAGACGCGTTTAAATGCGTTTCCTGAGCTTTCACAGGGACGAGCGATAAAACGTATCACGCGTGACAACTCCTATGGTTTAGAGCCACAGGAGAGCGGCGTACAGGATTGGCTATTGCCATTATCGGTACGCTATGAAAATACTTATGAAGTAATATAACAAGTAACAACCGGCTATCAATTAGAGATAGTCGCTAACCTACACAGCCTTTTAAAAGTTATAGGCAGAAAGGACATTTCTATGGCAGTTACAGGCAAGATTGACCGTAAATATATGGCTCATTATATCGATGCAGGCTCTCTCTGTGGGGGACTGACACCGAAATATGAGCGTCTTGGAAAAGATCTGGAAGAGTACAACGTTGAACTCAACCCGGATACCGAAACATCTAAAAACATTCTTGGAGAATCCACATTCAAACACAATGGCTATGAAGTTTCTTCTGACGCTGATCCGTTCTATGCAGACACTACTTCTGATTTGTTTACAGCATTACAGAAGATTGTAGATGGACGCCTCAAAGACGACAACCTCAAAACAAAAGCAGTTGAGGTTCATCTCTGGACAGAAGCCACAGCAGGCAAGTATGAAGCATATCAGCAGGACTGCTACGTTGTGCCGACAAGCTACGGCGGCGATACATCCGGTTATCAGATTCCGTTTACTGTCAACTATGTTGGCGAACGTGTAAAAGGAAAATTTGATATCAGCTCCGGTACATTCACGGCCGACAGTGAATAAACACATATACAAGGAGGGCGCACTAAATGGCAAAAGTAATTAACACCAAAATTGATGATGGAATTCTCATTTTTACATTCACAAATAATGAAGACGAAGTCTTTTCTTCTTTTAAGCTGAACCCGACCGATATCAATGTAGCAGCACGTGCAGAAGAGCTGACAGAATACTTTGAGCAGCTTAAAGATTCTATTCAGAAGGTCGATTCCGGCAAAAAAATGGCAGAGCTGAACAAACAGATTGAGGATAAAATCAACTACCTGCTCGGATATGAAGCGTCAAAAGACCTGTTCAAGGAACCGATCACAGCAACCACTGTTTTTGGTAATGGCCAGGTGTTCGCTTACATTGTTCTGGATAAGATCGCAGGAGCAATCGCACCGGAAATCGAAAAGAGAAAAAAGAAAATGCAGGCAGCAGTCAATAAGTATACGGAGAAGTATACAAAATGACCTCCTATGAGCTTCCCACCTCACTCAATATAAGTGGGGTGGATTTTTCTATTAGAACCGATTTTCGAGCGATCATTGATATTCTCATAGCCATGAATGACCCAGAACTGGACGAGCAGGCGAAAGCAGTTGTTATGTTGCAGATTCTGTTTGAGGACTGGCAAAGCATACCGGCTGAGTGCCTGGACGAAGCTTGTCAGAAAGCATCGGAATTCATCGACTGTGGACAGTCGGACGATAATCCAAACCGCCCCAAGCCCCGATTAATGGACTGGGAACAGGACGGAGACATAATTGTGCCGGCTGTAAATAAGGTTGCCGGTAAAGAAATCAGAGCAGTACCTTATATGCACTGGTGGACGTTTTTTGGATACTTTATGGAATCTGGCGAATGTCTTTTTAATACCGTAGTTGGAATTCGTTCAAAAAAGGCAAAGGGCGAAAAGCTCGATAAATGGGAAAAGAAATTCTATCAGGAAAATAAGAACATTATTGATATAAAAACACGTCTCAGCGAAGAAGAGCAAGCTTATAAAGATAAGCTGAATGAGATGTTAAACCTCAAATAGTTAGGAGGTGAATGTATGGCTGCTGATGGCTCAGTCATTATTGATACCAGAATTGATACATCAAATATAAAAAACGGTGTATATGATATAAAACAGTCATTTGATGCACTGAGTGGAAAAGTAAAGCAAATTTCTAGCAATATTACATCTTTTTTTTCTAAATCATCTGTTGATACAGTAAAAGTTGTAAAAACTGAAAATGCAAAAATAAATGCAATATTAGAAGATACTTCAAAAAGCGCAAAACAAAGAGCTGCATTAATCGCTTCTATATATAGAAAAGAGGGATACTCTGCAAGTGAGGCTTTTACTACTGCATGGAGCCATATTGAAAGAAGTAGTTCTGGTTCAACAGCAAGAGTAAAAAAACATATCAGTGGAATTGGAAATCAATCTAAGAAAACGTCCGGTGATATGCAAAGAGAATTTTCAACTGGCTTTAGTAATGTAGCTAGCTCTGCTTCGTCTAAGTTGAAAGGGATAGCTTTACTAATTGGCTCGGCGTTTGCTGTTGGCAAGCTAATTCAATTTGGCAAAGAATCTATAGAGCTTGGTTCCGACCTCGCAGAAGTTCAGAATGTGGTCGATGTTACATTTACCACCATGTCCGACAAAGTAAATGAATTTGCAAAGAATGCCATGACCTCGGCCGGATTATCTGAGACAATGGCAAAAAGGTATGTCGGTACGTTCGGAGCAATGTCTAAGTCGTTCGGATTTTCAGAATCACAGGCTTACGACATGTCAACGGCCCTGACACAGCTGACCGGTGATGTAGCATCGTTCTATAACATCAGTCAGGACTTGGCTTATATCAAACTGAAATCAGTGTTTACGGGTGAAACGGAAACATTAAAAGATTTGGGCGTGGTAATGACCCAGTCAGCACTTGACCAGTATGCACTTGCCAACGGCTACGGCAAAACCACATCTGCTATGACTGAACAGGAGAAAGTAGCTCTCCGATTGGCTTTTGTGCAGAAGCAGTTATCAGCCGCATCTGGTGACTTTATTCGTACTTCTGACAGCTGGGCGAACCAGGTGCGAGTGATGCAGTTGCAGTTGCAGTCTCTCAAGGCAACAGTTGGACAGGGATTGATTAATATTTTTACGCCTGTTCTGAAAGTAATTAACGTTCTGCTAGGTAAACTGGCGACTCTGGCAAATGCTTTCAAAAGTTTTACGGAGCTTATCACTGGCAAGAAATCTTCCGGTCAGACAAGTGGAAGTGGAGCAGGCCTTACAGGCGATGCAAGTGGCGTGCAGGATACGGCAGATGCTTACGGGCAGGCAGCAGACAACGCCGGCAAGCTTGCGGATTCTACGGAAGATGTAGCTGATGCAACAAAAGATGCGGCAAAAGCGGCGAAAGGATATCTTAGTCCGCTCGATGAAATTAATCGGTATTCTACACAGGATACATCATCAACAGCAAGTAAAACTCCGTCGACATCCGGTAGTGGCAGTGGCGGCGGCGGAACATCTCTTCCGAGTGCAGTCAGCAACGTAGATTACGGAAAAGTAGCAGAGGGTGAAACCGCTCTGGATAAAATCAGCAAATCAGCTGAAAAGCTTGCGAAGCTCTTAAAAAAACTCTGGAAACCATTTCAAGATGCTTGGAAAAAAGAGGGCAAGAATACCATTAATGCGGCAAACATTGCTTTGTCGGGAATTGCAAAGCTCGCTAAGAGTGTAGGCAAAAGCCTTGTAGAGGTCTGGACAAATGGCACAGGCACAACGATGCTTACAACCATGCTGAGGATTGCTCAGAACGTTCTTAAAACTATCGGGAATATTGCGTCCGGTTTTGCGGATGCGTGGAATAAGAACAATGTCGGAACACAGATTATACAGAATATTGCAGATGCTCTTGTAGTAGTTATGCAGTTTGTTGAAAAGATTGCAGAGGATACAGCGACATGGGCGGCAAATCTGGACTTCTATCCGTTGTTGGAATCTATCAGTAACCTGACCAGTACCTTTGCACCGATCATTGAAGCGATCGGAAATGTGCTGGATTGGATCTATAAAAACATTGTTCTCCCGATGCTAAAGTGGGTTATTGAAGTGGGGCTTCCGACAGTGATTAATCTGGTGTCAAAAGTAGCAACTTTTCTCGCGGAACATCAACCGATCGTTGAGGCATTTGGTGCAGCTCTGATCGGTGCATTTGCGGCGGCGAAGATTGCGGGATTGGCATCGAGCGTTATCAAGAGCGTGTCCGGAATAGCCACAGCCGCAAAAGGACTTATCTCGTTAATGACTGGTACGGGTGGCATCATGGGTGGTATCAAAGCTATTGCAACAGCTATCGGACCAGGTGGAGTCTTTGTCCTTGCAGTCAGCGCTGCTATAGCAATTGGCGTATTACTGTACAAGAACTGGGACAAAATCAAAAAAGCTGCTACAAAACTGAAAGACTGGGTTATTGGAAAAACAAGGGGACTTGTTGACGGAGTTACAAAAAAATTAACAAACCTTAGGGAAAAAATCAGTGGGGTATGGAAGTATGTGAGTGAAAAAACCACGACCACTTTCAAAAACATGTGGAATACGGTAACTACAAAAGCAGGAGCTATTAGGGACACTATTGTCGACAAGTTTTCTAATGCGAGGGATACCGTAGTTGATATATTCACAAAAATAAGAGACACCGTAGTGTCAGTATTCAACAAAGTAATCAGTACTATCAACGGCGCTATTGGAACTATTAACGGTGCAATCAGTACCGTGGAATCAGCTTTTTCGTTTGGCCCATGGAAAGTGCCAACTCCGACTGGTTCAAAGACTATCGGGTTTAAAGCTACTTTTCCACGAGTTCCAACAGTTCCGTATTTAGCCAAAGGTGCGGTCATTCCACCTCGAAGTGAGTTTCTTGCAGTGCTTGGCGACCAGAAACAGGGTAACAATATCGAGACACCGGAAGCTCTGCTCAGAAAGATTGTCCGGGAAGAAACAGCAGGACGACAGACCAGTGGTGGAAACTACCGGTTTACAGCTCAGATCAATCGCAGGACACTGTTTGACGAGATGATGAAAGAAGCACAGATGAGACGAGATACAAGCGGCAAAAACCCGTTTGAAATGGCATAGAAAGGAGGGCGTTATGGAAAAATATAAAATCAACGGAACAGTGATTTGGCAACCAGATAAAGACCTTGCGCTCTCCTTTGCCACGACTTACACGGAATCCAGTCAGAGGACGCAATATGGTGTAGGCTACTTTACACCGATGTTTACCGTAGAGCAGTATACATATAAGGGTAGCGACCTCCCAATGGAGGAAGCAACTAAGATTTTGCAAATGATAGCAAAAGGACATAAATTTACGCTACATTATTTTTCGCCGTATTACGGAGTTTGGAGAGACGCTCCGTTCTACGTAGGTCAGACACAAAACATAGCTATCGGGGAACTGTCGGACGATAGAAAGATTTTATCGTCATTGGAATTTAACATGACGGGGGTGAATCCACTGTGATTAACGTAAGTAACGCATTTAAAGAAAAACTTGAAGCTGGCGAGTCAGTCAGGATGGCGGTGGACATCACCTTTCCTGACGGAACAAAAAAGACTATTGATAAGGATATCATGAACGGCGACAACGGGTTTTCCGACTGTGCAGATAGTAGCAGTTTTCCGGTCGGCGCTACCATTTGCAAAACGCTGACGTTGAGCATCAATAACGATCAGGAACAGTGGAAGAGCTACAACTTTTACGGAGCTAAGATTCATGCTTATCTGAAGCTTCAGACGTCGTATGCGGCACCGGAGTCTGTAAGCACGCTGCTGGACGAAAGTTATAACCCGATTCTGGACAGTACCGGAGATCCTATCATCGCAACACAGGCAGCTATAAAAGACATCATTGAAACTATTGACAAAGGAGTCTATACAGTCACTACGCCGGAGCAGTACTCAGATATCATCAATGTTACGGCACTGGATGATATGTATAAGGCGAATAAGACATATACCAGCGGATTGAAACTGCCGCAGTCGCTCATTAACCTTGTCAGAGATGCCTGTAAGACTGTCGGCATAGGTATGAATCTGACCATGGACCATGGTGATATTATAATAAAAAGCGTTCCTGACAGTATGACGTTTCGCCAGCTGTTTGGATATGCGGCTATGGTTGAGTCTGCGAACGCTCGGATTGATTATTCCGGGAATCTGCAGTTTGTAAAATGGGATTTTGGGAAAATGGAATCTGATAATGCTGCGACTGTGGACGCAGATGGGTTTATTCATTTCGGTGATGCTAACCCGTCTATTGATACCGACGGCTTTGTTTCTCTGCCAGGATGGACTATTAATGCAGAGGGATTCCTGGCTCTCACATCCGGCCCAGGCAGTGACGTTCAGAGGCTGATGGCCTATGCGAACCCGCCTGCGCTTTCCAGTGATGATATCGTTATTACCGGGATTCGATTAAAAAACGGAGAAGCGGACAACAATACTGACACAGACTATTCCGGCATGTATGGAGAGGAAGGATACGTCCTCGAACTTGAGAACGAGCTGATTGATACCGATCAGCTTCAGACAATAGCGAATATTATCGGTGAGCAGATCGTAGGGGCACGATTCCGGAATCTTGAGGGCGATCTGATATACAACCCGCTCGTCGAGTTTGGCGACATGGTGTACACTTACGACCGATTAGAGAATAAGTACCTTACCCCCCTGACAGACGTTTCCGGAAATGTGGGCGGACTGACTACAGTTAAGACACAGGCCGATGATCCGATCAGAGGCAGTAGTGACTTTTACGGGAATAGCACAAAAGCTATAGTTGCGGCGCGTCAGATGGTCCGAAAAGAAACATCCGCAAGAGAAGAGGCTATACAGAGATTAGCTGAAACACTCAATTCTTCAAGCGGCCTGTATATGACGCAAGAGCCACAACAGGACGGTAGTATCATATACTATATGCACAACAAGCCGACCATAGCAGAATCTAATATAATTTGGAAGCTGACAGCGGAGGCGTTTGCCGTGTCGATTGATGGTGGAAAAACGTATCCTTACGGTTTTGCGGTGACTGGCGAATTAATAACCAGGCTACTCTATGCAGAGGGCATCAACGCCGACTATATTAACGCAGGAACGCTCATCGTAAGAGACAAAAGTGGAAATGCGATATTTGAAGCGGATATGGATACCGGATCAGTTACCCTTAACGGAAGTTATGTGACGATCGGCGGTAAACCACTTGATGAAAAGATTGAAGATGTTGAGAACATGGCAGCTCTGGCCATAAACATGACCATGCAGCTTGATAACGACTATCAGGGAATCCCGGTTGATAGTGACGGCAACTATACAGAGTTCCCAGAGTGCACCACAACGGCGACAGTCATGTACGGTACACAGGATATCACAGATAACTGTACGTATACGATTACGACATCCCAGAATATACAGGGAAGTTGGGACAAGGAAAACAAAACCTATACTGTCACCGGGCTAACTGCAGACAGTGGATGGGTGAACATCAAAGCCGCATATCTGAATAACCTTGTCGTATCGAAACAGTTCTCACTTGCGAAACAGTACGCCGGCAAAGACGGAGCGAACGGCATCCCAGGAAAAGATGGTAAAGACGGAAAGACACAGTACACGCACCTTGCTTATGCAAACAGTGCGGATGGAAAGAAGGACTTTTCGGTATCTGACGGAAACCGTGAATATATCGGCATGTACGTGGACTTCGTGGAAGCCGACAGCACAGACCCGACGAAGTATACGTGGTCACTGATTAAGGGGGCAGACGGAGCGCAGGGCGTGCCGGGAACACCGGGAGTAAATGGAAAAACGCCGTACTTCCATATCGCATATGCCAACAGTGCGGATGGTAGAACAGGTTTCTCTGTGGATGATAGCGTCAATAAGCTGTATATCGGGCAGTACACCGATTACACACCGGATGATAGCACAGACCCAACGAAGTATAGTTGGACAAAGATTAAGGGCGAACAGGGTGCTGCCGGAAGGACTTATTTTTTCCAGTCAAACGCTGATGTTTTACTGATGGGAGCAGACAAGAAGATAACGCCGGCATCGCTCATTGTGGATTCGTTCTATCGTGATGGAAACGGAGAGATTGCACAGTCGCAGAAAGGCTGGTGGAAATTGGAAAAATCCACCGACAGCGGCGCTACATGGGCAATACTCACGGTATCGCAGACTGCGGCACTTGACCGCCTGAAGATTAATGTCAATAGCCTGTCACTCAAGGCACATGATATGCTCAAGGTTTCACTGTATTTTGACCAGTCGAAAACGAAGCTTGCGGACTATCAGACATATTCCGTTGCGGTTGATGTGGCATCACTGACACAGGAACAGATAGTCGATATCTTGTCAGACGATGGGAAGTTCAAGGGTCTGTACTACGAAAAAGATGAAAGTGGAAACCAGACACTGTTTATCTCATTCAATGCCATGAAAGGTGGCGTCATCAGTCTTGGCGGCACGAATAATGGAAACGGTCAGTTGAAGATTTACGATGCTGACGGAAATCAGATATCGAGATTAGGATATACCGGATATGTCGTACTTAATAAAAACACCGGAAACCCGATGGTGTCTCTTAACACTGCCGGATTGCGATTGTATACGGACTACACAGATGCAGACAACTACAATGCACTGATGCTTGGAAAATACGGGCTGTACGCACAGAAAGTCCAAAATAACGTGCCTGAACTTTGGATGGAAGGTGATACGAGCAAAAAATGGGAAGGCTATATTGTTCGCTATCTGAACAATAAAGTTCGAATAAATACAAACTCACTTTTTACGGACGGATGCGAACTTGGAGCAAATTTTTCGACAGATGGAAGTGCAACTATTGGCAAAAGCTTGAGCGTAGGCGGAAACGCAACTGTCAATGGAACCCTTATGTTTTACGACTTGGAAAATCAAGCAAAAACATCCGGCAAAGTCAAAAGACAACCGGTAGCGTCCGTAAGCGCAGATGATTCGCAAGTGGCCTATCTTTTTTCGGGAACAGGCAGTAAGCACGGAGATGCGGCAACATACAGACGTTTAGGAATCCGTGCTAAATGGGGTGGATCTGGCTTTAGCACAGACTATTTATATACAACCTCACAAGTTTCCGACATCCGCTTAAAAGAAAACATCGAAAACAGCGAAACAGACGCCCTCGAAACGGTTAATCGCATGAAAGTTCGTCAATTTGACTGGAAAGAGCGGATGGGCGGATGGCACCAAAACATCGGTTTTGTGGCAGATGAACTGGAAGAAATCGACCCGAACTTGGCTCTGGGCGGCGGATATGACGAAAACGGCGAGATGGATATTAAGCAGATTAACAGCCCGTACTTGCTGAACTACGCCATTAAAGCCATACAGGAACTTAGCGCAAAGGTTGACGAGCAAGAGAAACGTATCAAAGAGTTAGAAAGGAGATTACAATAATGGGTAAATTTAACGAATATTCACAGAAAGCAACACCGGCGGACAACGACACACTGATGATTTACGATGCAACAGCGAAGGCAAACAAGCTTTCACCGTTCAGCGGAATCTGGAACTGGATAGTCGGGAAACTGACCAATGCGGTCATCAGCAACTTGCAGACCAATAACAAGTCCGTGGTGGGGGCTTTAAATGAATTAAATAGTAAGGCAGTGACAGGTAAAATTCCGCAGTTCTACAGCAATATTGATAAAATAAATGGTGCCTCAATTATAGTTGCAACAGAACGAAGTGACGGCACTCTTCCTAAAAAAATAGGAGGAAACAGGTACATGATAATTACAGATGCTAGTTTTAGCGAAAGTGGACTGACATATGCAGTTCAATTTGCTATCGGCTTCGGATCATCTACTATCGCAATTAGGAATTGCAATTATACAGCTGCTGGAAACGGAAAGTATAGCGAATGGAGATATATTTAATTTCATAATCACTTTACGATTCCAAATTAAATAGTAACCTGCCAGGAATAGAGTTTTTAACAAGAACCATCACTGCGAAATCCGAAAAACAAGCATACGATTTGCAAATTAATGTTACGGAATACATGATCATCTCAATCTGGTCAGAAGATCGAATGGGGTGGCAGTATACTGTAACTCGTGGAGTAAGTGGAACAGAAGCTACTCAAAATTGGGCCGTTTGTTTTATCGGAAATCCGACAGGTGATTTTACTTTCAAAGTTGCAGTTTTGAAGATTAAATAGTAACTCGCTGAATGGCTATTTTCATTACGAAAAATTTGCTGATATACCTAAAAGGAACATTCTGTGCGATGTTCGTTATGAGTCAGCTTCTGATCCAGAAGCGCCTGATGTTACTATGGGAACGTACTGGTGGAATATCATTCAAGTTTGTCTGGCAGAAAATCGCATTCTTCAAATAGCATCTAGTGCGTTTAACCAAAGAGATGTTTTGTATTTTCGCGTAAAACATGATAATAACTGGTATGGATGGTACTATGTTATAGGCCAAGAAAAAAGATAATTTCCCGTCTTCCCATTTTGTTGATTAAGAAACTTTGAAAATTTCATAAAAAGCTACCAATGGAGTGTGCTAAGTGTTATAATACGAGCAAAACATTATAACACAAAAAAGGAGCCGAACTCCCACCTACCAAGTAAAAAGTTCAGCTCCGAGCACCACAAAGGGTACGGTATTATTATAACACGATACCCTCCCTTTGTGTACCCAAAAGGAGGGCTTTTTTATGGAAAATTTTGCAACCGAATTTATGACGAAACTGGATGGGAAACTGACACCGGAGCAGATGAAGACGGTTTTGATGGAGTTGGAGATGTTTTCGGCAAACTTCGACATTGAGAAGAAGATCACGGAAATCGTGTCGTATCAAGACTGCATACCGGAGTGCTACAAGGTCTATCTGGTGTCCAAAAAGATTGAGGGCATGTCCCCACAGTCACTTCGGACGTACAAGTGCAACCTTGATGACTTCTTCCAGACGGTTAACAAGCCACTGAACCAGATAACCACCAACGATATCCGTGTGTATCTGTTCGGACTGTCGGCAAAAGGTAACACCAACCGGACGATTGATGGGAAAAGGCTTATTATCCACACATTTTTTGACTGGTGCGTGAAGGAAGAGTATCTTTCAAAGAATCCATGCAGTCGGATAAATCCGATTAAATTTGAAGCCAAACCACGTGAGCCGTTGTCTGATATCGAACTGGAATTAGTTCGGGATGCCTGCAGGGACTATCGGGAGAAAGCCCTTGTGGAACTGTTCTACAGTACCGGATGCCGTGTTTCGGAAATGGTGATTCTCAAGAAAGCCGACATTGACTTTCAAACGAAGGAAGTCCATTTGTTCGGAAAAGGCAGTAAGCACCGGATATCGTACATCAACGCCAGAGCCGAAGTTGCTCTGAAGAAATACTGGCTCAGCCGGAAAGGTGATTCCGACAGCGTGATATCCACCGTCCGTCAGCCGTATCGGGGCATTACAAAGACGCAAATTGAGCAAATAGTCCGGCAAATTGGCGAACGTTCCGGCATCGGCAGACACTTATACCCGCATCTGATAAGGCACACAACGGCAAGCATGGCGCTTGAACGGGGAATGAACGTCACCGACTTGCAGAAGATGCTCGGACACGAGAAACTTGACACGACTATGATTTATGCAAAAGTAGCACAGGAATCTGTACGCTACAGTCACCACAAATATGTTTCATAAAAAGGAGTTGACAGAATTGGAGATTAAAGGAATTGACGTATCATCCAATCAGGGAAAACCGGACTGGTCGAAAGTAGCTAAATCCGGTATTAAATTTGCAATCTTGAGAGTGCATCAGAAAACCGGTATTGACGGCTCATTCGAGTACAACTACAAGGGATGCAAGAGCAACGGAATCCTTATCGGCGGGTACAAGTATTCATACGCTCTGACACCGGCACAGGCTATTGACGAAGCAGAAGATGTGATTGCCACGCTGAACGGGCGAGGACTGGATTTTCCAGTGTTCTACGACCTTGAGTGGTCTAATCAGCGGAAACTCGGCAAGCAGGCTATTGAGAACATTGCAGTTGCATTTCTGGCTAGAATGAAGAAAGCCGGTTATAAGGTCGGTATTTACTGCAATATGGATTGGTATAACAACGTTCTGACTGATGCACTCAGAAAGTATGAGTGCTGGATTGCACGATATCCTGCTAACGACAATGGTTCCGTACAAGAAAGATTACGCCCGACAGTCGGTGTGGGCTGGCAGTATTCAAGCAAAGGAAAAGTATCAGGAATCAGCGGAAATGTTGATATGGATGTATTTTACAAAGATTATCGAGGAACGACACAGAAAGGAGAAACAACAATGGTAAAAATCAGTAACTGCGGACATGACGAAAATGGAAGATATGCAGGTGGGAAAGCAGGGGATCAGACCGGCACAGAATATCAGATCATGAACTGGTACAGTAGACCGTGGCTCTGCGTCCTGAGATTTGACGATTCTAAAATCGCAGCCATGATTGCAGACATGGCGACAAAAGCAGCACAAAACAATCTCATCGGGTACGATCAGGGCACTGCCGGAAACAGCAATGACCGGTATTCGTTCTGGCAGCACTTAAAGGCAAGTAATTACGATCCGGCGCAGATCACGGTAGCTTGTGAATCTGATTGCAGTGCAAGTACAGCAGCTATCGTCAAGGGCGCTGGATATCGTCTGAATAACGCAAAGCTCAAAGCAGTCAGCATCTATCTGACGACACGAAACATGAGAGCCGCAATGAAGGCTGCCGGTGCGAAAGTCCTGACGGACAGCAAGTATCTGACATCTGGCGACTATCTGAAAGCAGGAGATATCCTCCTGAACGATAATCACCACGTGGCTATCGCTGTTACCACCGGCGCAAAAGCAAGTACGCCTTCAACCACGCTCACCGGCACCTTCCAGACAAGGCTTCCGATTCTGAGAAAGGGCAGTTCCGGTACAGCTGTAGCGATGCTTCAGGCAATGCTGGGCGTAGAAGCTGACGGACAGTTTGGGGACGACACATATAATTCCCTCAAAGTTTTTCAGAAAAATGTTGGTGTAAAGGCAAATGGAACTTGCGGCATTGATACCTGGAAGAGAGTGATTGAGCACATGAAAGCAAATACTAAGTGACAAATTAAGCCCCTTGGAGTTAATCCTTGGGGCTTTTTTCTTTTAACCAAATTTATGTTCTGATTGATTTTTCCTTCAAGGCAAGTTATACTGTTAACAGTCGCACAAGGATTGAACTTATGATGTATAACACCCTGTGTGGCTACGCACAAGTGAAGAGTGCAGACTGATTTCGCCGTGCATGAACGGAAGAGCTGTATGTCCCAATTCGGGGACTGTTAGCAGCGGCACGAGTGGACTGTCAGGAAAAGAGTCGGGCCTAAAAACCCGGCTCTCTTTTTTTACGTCAAATTACGATGTTATGAACAGATATAGATTTACACGGTTAGTCACATGTTAGTCACAAATGAAATCCGAAAACCCGCATAAACAAAGGATTCTTGAAGATTTTCATTAAAATTAGATTAAAGAAAATGTCTTTGCGAAATCCCTTGTAAAATGCGGAAAAGCCAGTAAAATCAAGACTTTACAGACTTTTGTTAGAGTAATTAAGACAGTTTAAAAAAGATGAAAATAGGAACGGTTAGTCACAGTTAGTCACAAATGGAACTTTTATTTTTTCAATCTCTGCCCGGAGTTCTTCCAGGGTTCTGTGACCGTACACAGCGTTCGTGACATCGTTCCCGAACGAATGACCCAGCATCCTCTTCCGGTCGTTCTCCCGGACGCCGTATTTTTCGCACAGGGTAGAAAAGGTGTGCCGGCAATCGTGCGGCGTGTGCTTCGGGTTGCCGATTATCCCTAATCGTTCTAGTGTAGGGTAGAACAGGGCGTTTCGGTGTTGCGTCTGGGAATAGATACAGAGCTTGCCGTTTTGCGTCAGGACTTTGTTCTTCGCAAACTCGTATATGGCCGAGTGGATTGGAACAATTCTGTCTTTTCCGGCTGCGGTCTTAATGCCGCCTTGAAAGTATTTTTCTTCGAGATTAGTCGTAAGCTTCAGAACTTCGCCGATTCTCCAGCCGGAGTAGCACATGATCAGAATGAGCTGTACTTCTGGATCGTCGGCGTTCTGCCAGAGGACCCGAAGCTCCAAATCAGAAAACGGTGTCCCGTGCTCGACGTCATCTTTTGTTTTGACAGAAACATACAGCGCCTTGTTTTCCGTGACTATCTCTGAGTAGATTGCGAATTTATACATCTGCTTAAAAAGCATCAGAATCGTGTTTAAACTCTGCGTTTTGAGCGGGCAGTCATCAATAACCTTTTGCAGGTCCGGTGCTTTCAAGTCTTCAAATGCACGATTATGCAAAGGCTTGCTGTTAAGATACCCGCAGTGATATGCGTTCTTTGAAGACTTCGACAGATTAGTGTCTTCCGGAAACTTCCATGATATGAATTTTTCATATACTTCTGAGAACGTCAATTTGTGCGTTTCCGGGTGCTTTTCCTCTGTGCCCTTAATTGTATTGTAGTCGGCCAATATGCGGCCTATAAGGGCGTCTGTGTCCGTTGTAGGGGCAATCTCAAGCTCTTTTTCCATACCCGGCTTGTACGTCCCGGCTTTGTAAGCTGTCAGGACAGCGAACCCTTTCAGATAGTCGTCAACGTAGCAGATCGCAGGCGGTCGAACTGCTTTCCCTGTTGCGTCCAGTGCTGCCGGTGGGTGCACTGCATAGCAGTTTCTTCGACCCTTGCCGAGATAGCGGATAGAGCCAAAGCTATTCGGCAGCTTCGGGTATTTCTTTCTTTTTGCCATAATTTCCTCCTTGTATAAAAACAGCCCCTGCCGTTAAGCAGGAGCCGCGTTATCTACTCTATCTCGTCAATATCAAGAGAATATCCCAGCACTTCTCCGACATCTGTACATTTTCCTTTTAATGTAACAGTGTCACCTTTTGACATAGATGCTATTTTAGCTTTCTGGTCGTCGTTCTTGATGTAACACTGAACTCCAATAATCTCAAAATCTCCATCAGCCATAAGATCAATATATTTTCCAGCTGCATCAATGTTTGTGAGCTTTCCGGTAATCTCAAGGTATTTACCTTTATATTTATCAGATGCACCCATGGCGTTGCTATCAAGATCGGACATCATATCATTGACGGAAACAGTAGTGTACTCGATTGGTGTAGCTTCTTCTTTTGGTTTAGTAGCAGTTTCTTTCTTTTCTGTAGAAGTAGTGGCTGCTGTGTTTTTATCTGATCCCGAATCACTTTCGCCTGTGACAGCACCGATAGCCACTCCTATGATAAGTATTAATACAACCCATTTTAATATTCCACTTTTTTGTTTCTTTCTACAATGTGGACATATTTTTGCATCTTTTGGAATGTCCATCTTGCAATGTTTGCACTTCTTGGTTTTTTCTTCGCTCATGCTTTATCTCCCTCCAATGGCGTAGTTTTCATATTTTTCTCTTATTTTTGCAAGTTCTCTTTGCCTGATCGGGACGATCGCGCCAGATACCATCGTAAAAAAATGGCTTACTTCGCTTACCTCGTCCATATTAACTATATAGCTCTGGTGGCAGCGCAAAAATCTTCCGTCAAGACTCTGTTCGATATCATTGAGCTTTCCTCGTTCCTTGTGCGATATTCCGCACGTGCAATGGATCATTATGTATTTGTTCTGGCTTTCGATGTATTCAATATGCCGGAATTCAGCTCTGTGAAAGTAGTCCTTGTTCTTGATGGTAAGCGTTCTTTCACGGATATTTTCAAGAGTCTGCTCAACAACTGAATACATTCTTCCATGCTCGGAGCCTTTAATGATGTAATGCACCGGTAGCACATCAAGTGCATCAAATACATATTCTTTGCGTTCTGTCCAAAAAGTGATATTTCCATAGTATCCGATTTTTCTTAATCTTTTGGCAATCTCTATGCCATTTTCTCCGTTAATGGAGACATCAAGAATTATTATGTCATACCATTCACCATCTGAAACATCGTCGATCAAAGGCTTTCCGCTGGTGTAGGTGGTTAATGTATATCCGCCATCACCATGCTCTTTTAGATATCGGTCAATGCTATTTTTGAAAATCTCAATTCGTAAATTATCATCGTCACAAATCGTAATTTTCATTTAAATCATTCCCTTATGGGCGTTGTTTTCGCCATTTGCAAAAAAAAGTGTTTAAATATGTTATTTTTATTATAGCATCGTTAAATTTAGTTGTAAATAGACATTTTTAGGTGATTTGTAAAATGAAAATAATCAAAAATATACTAATTATAATAGGAGCTGTGCTTTTGCTTAATTACATTGTTTGTTTACCAATGTGCGTAGACGATTATATCCGCGAAGAGTCAGAAGTGTATTCTGTCCAAAATGCGTACAGATCTTCTACCCTACATAAGAATAGTGCCCATGAAACAAAGCAGACCATGCCGCCATTTTTATTCGCCCTGCCACTAAACAGAAAAGACTATATCTTTGATGTTACGAATAATTTCTATGCAATCATAAACATATCGGTGTATATCTGGCAGTTTCCAAGGGCAAACATTAGTAATATAATAGCAAAAAATGAACTAATGTTCGGTTATATTTCCCACAAAACGCACATATACTGTAATGTAGGTGATAGTTGTGACAAGGAGGGTTATTTATGGATTATAAGAAAGAGATTATCGGGATGATAAATGGAATAAAAAAGACAGGTACATTAGAATACCTGTACACATTCATAAAACTATTTCTGGAGAAGTGGGGCGATTAGGCCCCACTTTTTTAATTAGAAAGCATGGAATCAATTAGACTTAAAACAATTTTCTGATCACGTTCGCTTAATAATGAGAATTTTGAAATCAGATTAAAATCTTCTTTCGCCTGATTAGGTGTGTCTTTTCTAGCACGTCCTACATTAAATCCCATTAACCACGACTCTGAAACATTTAGTGCCATTCCTAAGACAACCAGTTTTTCTTGACTAGGTTCTGTCTTTCCGGAAACGTACTGGCTAATATCCGACTTATTCATTTTCACATTGTATTTCTTACAATATGGAAGAACAAGATTAAGAATATCAACCTGTCTCAGATTACGTTCGTTCATCAAAGTCTTAAATCTTTCTGATGAACTAACTTTTTCCATTATATTATTCTCCTTTCGCTTTCTGATGATAATATATCACATATGAAACAAAAGTTCAAGACTTAAAACAAAAAAGTTAAAAATATTGAAAAAATGTATTGACATAGCGTAATGGCGATGTTATATTATAATCAGTTCAAAACATTGAACTAGAAAGGAGTGCAGATATGGCATTTGATTATAGTAAACTCAAGGGAAGAATCATTGAAAAATATGATAGTCAGAGTTCCTTTGCGAATGCTATGGAATGGTCGGAGCGTACATTATCGTTGAAGCTTAACGGAAAGCTGTTTTGGAAACAGTCAGATATTTGCAAAGCAGTTAATCTGTTGGAGCTTTCTGCCGATGATATACAGGACTATTTTTTTAAAGAAAAAGTTCAAAGTTCTTAACTAGAAAGGAGCAAAGTTTATGAGCAAAAAGAAGAAAAAGAAAAAGGCTTCTAAGATGGTGCGAACATCAAAGAAACCTATTTCCTTAACATGTTTGATTAATAAAAAACCTATTTTCCAGATGGATATTTTTCGTTGAATGCTTCTAATGCGGATTCATAAGCATTTATGTATTCTTCGAAATAATCGACAGTTACATGAGTTTTGCCAGCATCAACTTGAGATTGACGTTTTAAATGGCAAACATCAGTGCAAACTGCAATGGCTAAATCATGTGCGCGTTTTTCATTATCCGTCATTATTACACCTCCTTTCCAAAGGAGAGTATAACACAAAATCCAAAAAACGAAACAAAGAAAGGGAAAAATAATTGAAACGTAAAGTATATGTCATGGATTGTGGCGATTTCGTAAAAATCGGTGTCTCTGGAAACGTCGAACAGAGAGCAACACAGATTCCGTACAAAGTAAATCGAATCTTTTCAACAGACGAGATAGAAGACGCTTTTAAATTAGAACGTGAAATGCACATGTTATTTGATGAAGATAGGGTTCCAGAGGCGCAAGGAAGAGAATATTTTAATGTTCCTTTTGATATTGCCATATCTAAATTAAAGAAAAGAGCAGATGAACGAAAAAATGTAGAATCTGTAAAACCAATACCTAGAAAGTCACTTACTATCAGCGAAAAACAGAAAGTCATACTCAAATTGATTCCGCTACTTAAATATGTTGATGATTTTGACCTCGGATACATGCTTGGCATAGCAGAGGAGAAGAGTAAAACAAAAAGCATGGAAGAATCTAAATATGATTCCCTGCAAGATGGCATCTCCGCTCTGCTATCCCTCAATGAAGATGATTTGCGGATGGCTTTGGGTTACGCAATCGCATTGAGGGATAAGGACAGAGCAAGGAGGTGAGAAATTGAAAAAAGTAGACTGGTCGATAGTAGCAATCGTACTCAGCATACTTTCCATTTTAATAAATCTTTGTTTTAGTGGACGAGATTTATTAAGAAATTTACGTTGGATATTATCTTGTCTAGGTTGGTAAGTATCGAAACAATGACAGATATTACAGAAATAATTGTTGCAACATTAGCTTTCTTCTTAGCTTTAATCGAATCAGTAACAGCAGAATCAGCTATTTGTTTTGCACTGTTAGCAATATCTTTTAATGTTTCGTATTTTTCCTCATCTGCCATCTGCTTATATACGCTATACGGCAATGGCGGATTGGTTGCCATCATTGGCATTTTGAAATCCATTTTAATCACCTCCCATCTATAGGGAGTATATCACAAGAAAGGAGTAAATATATGAGTAGATCACTTGAAAAAAGGATTCGTTCATTGGAAAGAAGAGCTGCCAGCCTTGAATCGCAACTTCAAGACCAGCAACAAATTATTTCTTCTCAGCGTCCGAACGTCCGCCCTGAATCACTTTTAAAACAGGCGACTCGTGATGCTCAGTCAGGTGTTCGCACTCCAGCATTCCGAATGAATCTAGGTAATCGAACATTATTTGAACAGAAGACTGAATAGATGTATTTACGGCGTTTCTGATGATTTGAAATTGTTCTTTTGATACGCAAGGTTCACTTTCTGACAGACCTTGTAGCAGGCTCTGAGCAACATTAACAGAGTTTTCATCTAAAATTCTTTCAACATCGGAGTTAATGGCCGACATAAATTCATCGTAAGTCATTTTTAACACCTCCTTTCATAGGAGAGTATAGCACGAATTAACAAGGAGGGGAACATGAGCGAAGTTGATACTTACATCAAAGAAAATGCAGAAGTTCATCAGTTCGCCGCAGAGGTTGCGAGAATCATATCGGGCATTCCACAGATGCCAGAGTTTTCGTCAGAGAACATGACGGTAGCCGATGCAAGTCAACTGATCGGACTTCCTGTAACATCAATTAGAGCAGGAATTGTGTACGGATGGTTGCCGATTGGTGTGGCTGTGCAGAATAACAAGCCAGCAAAAAGCCTTTCCGGTGGACGAATCACGTACATCATAAGCCCTAGGAAAGTCTATGAAGTGACCGGACATGTCTGGAAAGGCAAGGCTGCTCTTAATAAGTAGGTGCCCCGGAGGGAGCTGAAACCTCCACCCCGGAGCTTTGCACCCACTAAAGTACCTTAGTGGATAGATACATTATAGTTCTCTATCTGCTAATTGTAAAGACAAATAAGAAAAAATAAGGAGAAATTAGCTAGATATGAGCGAAATTAGAAATGAAAATCAGCCAACATGGGCTGACATCGAAGTAGCACTTGCGACTGAAATTGTCGAAGAAAGTAAGAAAAAGTCAAAAAGATGGTTCACTGCATGGATTGTAACAGCCGCCGCACTGGTAGCGAGCAACCTTGCGTGGATCATAGGAGGTATCAGTGAATAACTTGAAAAATATCATCTGTGCCGCACTGATCGGGAGCTTTTCCACGTTCCTTCCGTTCTGGCAATGGGGCGGATCGGGCAGACAGCTTTTTGCGGCGGTGATGAATACAACAATCGTATATGGAATTCTCTGGGATATTGATACGACAGAGGGAAAGGAGAATGAAAATGTATAAGAAAGAGATTGACGAAATTTACGAACTCTGTAAAAGAGTTGCAAATGAAGTTCCGACAGCAAACGCCTCGTTCAATTATTCAATTTATGGCATGAGTGTATGTGCACTTAAAAGGAAGGAAGATGTTAATCTTCCCGAAGACAAATTTAAATGGGATTTGTATCAGAGCGTATCTTTTAATCCATTTTACGAGAAAGAGAGTCGTGAAAGTCTCAAAATAATCAAGACTTTCTTACTAGAACTTCTGATAGATGGGAGGTGCCCGTTAAATGTTGAATCAGACAGAGTTGAAGCTCCTGCCGACAATGGAACTGATAACGACAGTGAACGAGCTTCTGGAGGAGCTGAACAGGCGGAAAGCGTACATTCTTGACTGGGAGAACCCGGACATGTATCTGAATCATCTTGAGTATCATTGCGCTGGTGGAATCTTTCCAAACGGCGAGCAGAATCCGGCGAGAGGAGATGGCTCTGACAATGTTTACTGTTTCTTTAGCGAGGTGAGAAAAGATGCAGGAGAGAATTGATGAAATCCTTGCTCTGATAGACGAGCAGCTTTCCCTTGTAGCTGATAACTACATTGAAGAATCATACAAGGCAAGGACGCTAGCGAGCTACGTACAGGCTCTAAACGGGCTTTTAACGGCTCAGAAATCGTATAAGGAGGAAAATATCGGTGAGGAAGACAAGTGAAAGCGGTAATATATCAATCCATGATTTAACAGTGGATACAGCAGGGCTTATGCAATTAATGCACGTAGGCAGACAAACTGCTACGGAAGTAGGAATAGCGGCGAAAGCTAAAATTCGTATTGGAAACCGTGTTTTATGGAATGTATCCAAAATAAAAAAATATTTGGATGACATAAGTGAGGGGGAAGATAACGAATGAGCAAATTTGAAATCCGTATTCCGGCAAGGAAGAAACAGCCGGCAACTGACAAGGATAACCCGGTTGTGAAAGTATCAACAGGTGCATACAACGCGCTGGTTGAAATCTATAACGAATCAACCTTATCAATGAAAGATATTGCAAGCTTGCTGATTATTGAGGGCAGCAAACATGTGGTTTATGACAAGGAGGAATAGAAGTGAATATATATGAGAAGTTGGGTATTATTCAGTCAAAGCTGAAAGCCCCTAAAGGACAGTACAATTCCTTCGGGAAATACAAATACAGGAGCTGTGAGGATATTCTGGAGGCTGTAAAACCGCTCCTGGCAGAAACAAAGACTGTGTTAAGCGTCACAGATCGGATGGAAGTTGTTGGAGACAGAATATATGTCAGAGCAGAAGCTCATCTGAATGACTGCGAAGATACCGGCGAGATTACAACTGTTGCTTATGCAAGGGAAGAAGAGTCTAAGAAAGGTATGGATTCTTCACAGGTGACAGGTGCCGCTTCGTCTTATGCCAGAAAATACGCTTTAAACGGACTGTTCTGTATTGATGATAACAGAGACAGTGATTCTACTAATACAGGAGAGAAAGAAAAAACGTCCGGCAGGAAAGTGGAACCGGCAAAAGAAACTGAGATGATTAGTTCCGAGACTACTATGTCAATCAAAAACATTATTGATAAGTACCCGGAAGCCAAACTTTTAGAACAGATCAAGACTCGTTTCAAGGTAAATGACATTAAGTCACTTACAAAAGAGAAAGGCCATAAATGTCTCAAAATGTTAATTGACTATGATAAACAGCATACAGAAAAAGGAGCGACAGCATGAATAAAGTAATTCTTACAGGAAGATTTACACGTGATCCAGAAATCAAGTACACCAATGATGGAACATCTATTGCGAGATTTTCTATTGCAGTGAACAGGAGATTTGTAAAAGAAGGTTCTGACCAGAAAGCAGATTTCTTAAATTGCATCGCTTTCGGAAAGTCGGCAGAATTTATCGAGAAATATTTTTCTAAAGGAATGAAAGCAGATTTATCTGGAAGAATCCAGACCGGCAGCTACACCAATCGTGACGGACAGAAGGTATACACAACGGACATTGTTGTAGAAGAAATTGAGTTTGGTGAAAGCAAAGGTTCTAACCAGAGTCAGCAGAAGTCAGAGGTGCCGCATCCAGAAACAGACCCTGACGGATTTATGAGTATTCCAGATGGAATTGACGAGGAGTTGCCGTTCGCATGATACAAATTGACAGTAGGGAACATCAGAAAGTTATTGATGGCATTAAGAAAGCATTTGATGCAGCAGGGGAAAAATGGTTCGTGTCGAAGCTATACGTCGGGGATTACATGAATTATGACAACCCTCGACTGGTTGTTGACCGAAAGCAAAATCTCTCCGAATTATGCGGTAATGTATGTCAGCAGCATGAGAGATTCCGTGCTGAGATTATCCGGGCGAATGAAGCAGGAATAAAACTTGTGTTCCTGTGTGAACATGGAAAAGGGATTGAAAAGCTGGACGATGTGCTCTGGTGGGAGAATCCTCGCGGAAAGAAAAGAGTCAAGAAAAACGGTGTCTGGGTGGAACAGGAGCAGAAAGTTATGCACGGAGATGTCTTATATAAGATTCTTTGCACAATGCAGCGCAAGTATGGTGTTGAATTTCTGTTTTGCAACAAGAAGGACACTGGCAAAAGAATTTTGGAGATTCTGTCAAATGGATAAAGAAACAATTAAACAGCAGAATAGCATGAGGGACGTTCTGAGCAGATATGGGATGATCCCAAACAGAGCAGGATTTATACAGTGTCCATTTCACACCGGAGATCGTACTGCATCCATGAAAATCTACAAAGACAGCTATTATTGCTTTGGCTGTGGTGCAACTGGTGACATATTTACGTTTGTTCAGAATATGGATAATTGCGATTTTAAGACAGCTTTTACCATACTTGGAGGAACTTACCAGAAACCAGATTTCTCTTCCAGAATGGCAATATATCATCATCGAAAACAGATGGAAATGCGGCAGAAAGAGGAGCAGAAAAAAAAGGCCGAATTGGATGAATGCTTGTCTGATATTGACTTTTATCGGGCGGAAATCGAGCGATGGAGTCCTCTTTCTGACAGATGGTGTGAAGCATGGAATGCACTTCAAAAAGCACTGTACCTGCATGGAGAATTGAATGGTATACCGTATTAGAAAAGAGGTGATATAGATGGTTCCTTTGAACAAGTTGGATTCGAAATCCATCATGTCTCGGGAAGTGCTGGATGAGGTGTTCAATCAGGAGGATGAGATTTACAGGGCTGAACTGTTGGCCAGCCTTGCGCTTCGAGCATCTGAATTGAGGTGCAAAACAGAGTTTACAAGCGTGGTAAACGCATACAAAAAAGTGCAAAAAGATATAAAAAGGCAAGAACGGGAAGACATCCAGAGGCAATTAAAAGAAGCTAGCCTTGTAGAACACTATACGAACTTTACGGATAGTCCATATGATAGAATGGCCTGCGGAAACTGGATTGCAGCAGATGATGGAATTTGCACTTGGAATTCTACTACTGGAATAACAGATGTTAGGGCCTGCTATCATCCTATATTGCCGGTTGAACGCCTAAAAAATATTCAGACAGGTGAGGAGCAGATAAAAATTGCCTTTAAACGTAACAATAGATGGCAAGAGATTATTGTTCCAAAAGATGTCGTAGCAACTGCGTCCAAGATTGTAGGGCTATCCAAGAACGGGATAGCTGTAACATCAGAAACTGCTAAACACCTTGTAAGGTACTTATCGGATGTGGAAAATCTGAACGATGAGTACATAGAAATACAATATTCGTCCGGAAAGCTTGGATGGATTGGAGACGGTTTTCTGCCATACAGTGAGGAAATCATATTTGATGGGGACGCGAAGTTCAGGCAACTTTTTGAAGCCATTCAGGTAAAAGGAGATAGGGAAACTTGGTATGAGCATGTAAAAAAGATCAGGCAGCAGGATAAATTCGAAATTAAGTTTATGCTGGCAGCGTCTTTCGCCAGCGTTCTGATTAAGCCACTGGATGCACTTCCATTTTTTACCGATTTATGGGGCCTTACTGGAAACGGAAAGTCTGTTACCCACATGCTGGCCGCTTCGGTCTGGGCGGATCCGTCCGAAAACAAGTATATAGGAAACTTCAAGAGTTCGGATGTTGGCCTGGAAGTAAAAGCTGACATGCTCAATAATCTCCCCCTTATCCTTGATGATACAAGCCAGAAGGATAAGAAGATTGAGGAAAACTTTGAGCGAATCGTGTATGATCTCTGTTCCGGTCAAGGAAAAACCAGGTCCAACAAAGAACTGGGGTTAACAAGAGAAAGCACGTGGAAGTTGTGTATCCTCACAAACGGTGAGTATCCATTGCAGTCCTACGTGAACCAGGGCGGCGCTGTAAACCGTATCCTTGAAGTGGAATGCACGCATGATAAGTTGTTCGAAAATCCGCAAGATACTATTGATATTCTTAAGAAAAACTATGGCTTTGCTGGGAAAGACTTCGTGGCGGCGCTGGAAGAAATGAGTGTTGATAAGATTAAAAATATCCAGCAGGAGATTTTGAAAAAAATCGCATCAGACGATAAAACGGATAAACAGCTACTTTCCTTATCAATTGTTCTGACTGCAGATAGAATCGCCACAGATATGCTTTTCAAGGACATGCAGTATATTGATATACAAGATGCCAAAAACACTCTTGCTGATGTATCAGATGTATCTCCGAATGAACGTTGTTATGAGTACCTGGTGGATATGATTTCTATGAATGAGCAACGTTTTGACGTTGATACGCCTTGTGAAAAATGGGGGGATCCCATTGAAAAAGATGAAGAAATGAACCGATTAGTGTACTTCTATCCCACTGCGCTCAATAATATCTGCAAAAATGGCGGATATTCCAAAAAGGCGTTTTTGTCATGGGGCATGAAAATGGGGCTTGTTATTTCCAATAATAAGTACGGTAACGTTCTGAAGAGAGAGTCAGAAAGCAGGAATCCAAAAAAGTTTTGCTGTTTGAAAGTGGTGAATGATCTTGATGGATACCTGGAAGAGCAAAAAGCGAGTTTGTTCCAGATATCGGATCCGGTATTCGATTAATTTGTAACCGAGTAACCTTGTAACTTTTCGAAACGTATATATATAGATAGAAAAATAAAAATATGAGAATGAAATTATTTTTTTCTCCTATATAGGAAATGTGTGAGTTACACGGTTACACGGTTGCAAACACTACAAACCCGCATAAATACTGGCTTTTTTTGTAACCCAAATGAAACCGGATTTTTCAAATAGGTTACATATAAGGGAGGTGGAGGATGAAAGTAGAAGCAAAAGATATTCCTATCATACAAAGTTTCATGACGGAATATTGGAAAGCTATAAAAGAATTCTACTCAGCAGAGCTTACAGATGAATATTCCAGCAAAGTCTATGATACCTGCACAGAACTGGGAGAACTAGCAGGGACATGTCCGGACGAGAATGACAAACAATTCTTACTTGACAACATAAGAGCTTTTCATAGACTTCTTAATTCTAAACAGAGAGGAATGAGAAAAAATGTACAAACAGAAGTATAAAGAAGGTCAGCAGATCCACAAAGACATATATCTGTACATCTGCCGGTATATCAAAGAACATCGGTACGCGCCGTCCTATAAAGAGATTGCTGATGGTGTCGGTGTATCAAACGCCACGGTGCTTCGTCACATGGACATGCTGCGAACAGATGGGTTGATTGAAACAGATCACCCGAAAACACCGAGAGCGTTCCGGCTGACAGGATATGAGTTCGTGGCAAGGAGGAAGAAACATGAAACTGTATGAGCTGTTCAAAGGTACTGAGTACGTCGGAGAATTTACGCTTGACGAGATCATAAGCATCACAGGAGCACATCGGAGCGCACTACTCAACAGCGTAGCGCATGGCGTCCTCGTAAATGACTTGTGGGACGTCTCTCCGGCTTATGATCGGACTTTGAACCGGAATGATGATGGCTCATTACTTAAGCAGTTTGAAGCCGTTACAGGGCAAATCAGGAGGTGCGTGAAGCGTGAGTAGTAAACTTAAAGCAAAGCCACGAAAGCAGAGATTTCCTCTAGCTCAGCCCAACCAGGCAGCTCAGGCATTCGGACGGGCAATGATTAACTGTCATAGTCAGATCAAAAGCATGGAGAGAGAAGCTTATGAGAATGGATTCAACGATGGAGAAGATTGGGCTGATACGATTAACGTCGTTACAACGATGATGGCTCTGAGACGTTTATATGGCTTTTCTACGAAGCGTTTGCTCGCAGTCATGCAAACTGCCAACGAATACGTCAAAATGGCAAATAGGGGCGAAATGAGCGTTCTGAGCATGATGCAGGATATTGAAGAGAACACAGATGTAATATTTGATGAGATGAATAAGAATCTGGTTAAGAAGATGGGAGTATAACAAGGAGGTGAATTAAATGAATAGAATTCGTACTCTGAGGAAAATAGGCAGTACGTCTCAAAAAGAATTAGCGAACGCAATAGGAGTGTCACAGCCTTTAGTGAGCTATTGGGAAAGAGAAAAGAGAACTCCATCAATGGTTAACGCACAAAAACTTGCTGATTTTTTCGGAGTGGAAATAAAAGATATATTCGTAGAAAAGACTGCACAATAGCGTGTCAGTTGCTTACATGGGGAAAGTGAGGATGGAAAATGGATAAATTAAAACCATTAAAACCGTGTCCGTTTTGCGGAGGAAAGGCAGAAATGCTGATTAATGAATATAACGATTCAAGAAAAGAATATCTTGTAGCTTGTACAGAATGTGATGGAATGGTTGAACGTTGGAGAGAAACAGAGAAAGAAGCCGTAGAGCAGTGGAATCGAAGAGTAAGTGATAAGGAGGGCACAAAATGTTAATCAGAAGTCAGGATAAAGAAATTTTAATCAATTTTAACAACTCACCGGTAATCAAAACCATGGGAACTAAGGGAGATGTAACAATCATCTGTTCAGATACATATGAGACATTTGTTATTGGCAATTATGCCACCAGAGAAAAAGTTATGAAAGTGCTGGATATGATTCAGGAAGCCTATGTAAATGGACATATTGATTATCAGATACCAGCAGATAGTGAGGTGGGAGAATGAGTCATATCAAAGATAGATTAAAGCAGTACAAGGATAAATATTCGGACTGCTACAAATACGCTGGGCTGTATGTCAAAGTTATTCAAGATATGATTGAGCAGCTTCTGAATGATCTTGAACAGGACGAGAAAGAAAATGGTTGGATTTCGGCCGGCGAGAGATTGCCGGAAGCAAGCGGCACGTATCAAGTGACTTGCATGGACGGAAGAATATATCGTTCAACCTATGCGAAATTTCAAAGCAAGTTGAAACGCTGGGAGCTAACTGGTGCTAGGTCATATTGGAAAGTCACAGCATGGCAACCACTTCCAGCACCGTATAAGGAGGGCTGAACATGGTAAAAATAACACAATGCCAAGGTAAGGGGCAAGGAACCTGTAAGAGATGCAATGACAAGGGAATCTGGAACAGAGAATGGATGTGTTTCCTATACAGAATAGAAGGACTTGAAGGTTGTTACTGTAGAGAATGTGTAAAGGAAATAATGCGTGAGGAGGAAAAATCATGATCACATTCATATTAGGATTCACCCTTGGAATCATAGTCGGAGTAACTGGTCTTGTGTGCGTGGCAATCATGTACGACAAACACCACCCGGACGATTAGAAAGGAGCAACAGTATGCTGACAAGGAATAAAAAGCTGAAAGACTACGGTATTCCGGCAGAGGACATTGAGAAACTGAATACGATGCTGAAAGACTTTCCGACAGAGTACGGATACCTGCTTACCAGTGCCGCCTTGTCAGCTTGCCCGAAAAATACGGTGATAGCGGATATGGTTGTTGAGAATATCTTACACCGGAAAAGTTACAGGAAAATCAGCAGAGAAAGATATATCCCGATGAATCCGAAAGACTTTTATGGATACAGGCGCAAGACCGTCGCTGTACTGTATGAAAGGATGAGGTTGTTGGGAGTGTGGGAGGGGGAATAAAAAATGTGCCTTGTATGGTTGGCAATTATGTTTGTTTGTTGGATTTTAGGTGCAAAAATATCAGACATCAATGTTGCAATGATAGCAATTTTCTATATTGGTGATTGCATTTCTGACCTTGCAAAAGCAATTGAGAGAAGGAGTGAAAAATGAGTAGATTAATTGATGCAGACGATTTAATTGAATATATTAAAATCTGGGAAATTGGAAATAGTATTAGTTCCGACCAAAAAGAGTTTATTGACTGTATTAATAGACAACCAACAGTTTTTGATGTAGATGAAGTTGTTCGGCAGTTGGACACATACATAACAAAACTGGTCGGAAAAAATTCCGCACTATATCAGACAGTTATGCAGATCGTGAAAGGCGGTGGAATTGAATGAGAGAAATTCTTTTTAAGGCAAAGCGGATTGATAATGGCGAATGGGTTGAGGGATATTACACGGAGTGCAGTGGAAAAACATTTGTTGGCATTGATACATCCAGTATGTTTGAGATTTTTTGTGCTCCTGTAATTAAATGGTTTAGAGTTGACCCAAAAACCCTTTGCCAGTTCACAGGACTTTGCGACAAGAACGGTAAAAGAATCTGGGAAAATGACATTCTGATGGCACACTTGGACGAATCTTACCCAGAAGATGTGACATATATGACTGTCAAATGGAACTTTGCTGGATTTGTAGCATACGAAGCTGGCACAGATGGAGAATATCTTGATGAGTTTGATTTGGAACATTTTGAAGCTGTTGGAAACATTTTTGACAATAAAGAATTATTACAGGAGGAATCAGATGAGTAAATCAGTATTGGTGATCGATACACCAGAGAACTGCTTAGATTGCCAATTCTGTTATGAATTAGATGAAGGCGTTGAAGCATGTTGTTCAATCTCATATGACGATAAAGACACAAATTCCATGAAGAAAATTGATTGTGAATATGGATATTGTCAAGGTAAGCCAGATTGGTGTCCATTGAAGCCACTGACAGATAAAAAGGAATATGTCGACCCAACCAGCAGCGCGAAAGCAAACAAAAATATTATTGCAGTTGGTTGGAACACTTGCATTAATACGATTGTAAAAGGGAGGTTCTGATGATTGATTTAACAGGAAAAAACGTATTTGTAAGAACGCAGGAAGAATATTTGAGCGTTCTGAAAATGGCAAAACTTCAAGGGTTCACATGGGCAAGAGAAAACCATTTAAACCCTATTGAAATTCCATTTCCAAACATATTGATTTTTTACGACGGTAAGATCGTTACTTGCAGATATGCTAGAAAGACATTGTGTGAAGCATCTGAAATCGTTGAAGATGGAGAAAAGCTAGAAGAAGCAATAGCTTACGTTAAGTATTTTGCGAATAACAAAGACAGAATGTCATTAACAGATAAAGTTATTGAATCAATGTTATTGCTTGTAAATACCGTAGAAAGTCAGATGGAGGAGATGAGGTAGATGGAGAGATTAACAGAAAGATGCAAAGATCCTATTGCGAACACAGTTTTAATCAAGGAATGTGGGGATAAACTTTGCAAAAATATTTGTGACGATATTGAATATGATTGTAGCAAATGTGAATTAGAGAAAGCTCTTGAAAAACTTGCTGATTATGAAGACTTAGAAGAACAGGCCTTACTTGTGAGATTGCCGGTACCATTAGGTCATAAAGTCTATTGGATTTCTACGAGAGATAAACAAAATCCTATTATTTTTGAAAAATTTTTTACTTTAGGAATGTTGTATTTTTGGGATTCGACAGTATTTGCCACCCGTGAAGAAGCCGAGAAGAAGTTGGAGGAGATGAAAGCTAATGATTAAAGTACTGAATACCATTAATACTAGACTGATTCCTATACCGGTTTTATGGGATGTAAAAAGTAGAATCTCTGATTGGCTTGCATCTGGTGGGAAAGAAACTGATCCTTACATTCAGCGGCAAATTGATTATCTGAAAGCTGTTGAAAAAGCAGCATTGGATGAGAAAAATATCGTATAAGCGGAATTGGAGGAGATGAAGAATGACAAGGCCTGAGATTACGGCAGAATTATCAACCATGATTGAAAAGAAAATCAATCCGAACAACGATCCTCGTATCTACTGGGCAAAAGAGGTGACGTTTGATTATTCTACAAACCATGCAGTTAGAGTGGACTATATGAAATTTGTTCCAGTGAACAATAGTGTTTCCGGGATAGAAAAAGGTGATTGCTATTGCTATGAAATCAAGTCATCTATTGAAGATTTCAAATCTGGCCATGGATTGAATTTCATTGGAGATTACAATTATTTGGTTATGCCAGGGGAATTAGCTGCAACAGTATCTTTGAAAATCCCGTATCATGTAGGAATATATGTCCCAGAAGGAAACGAACTTATATGTGCCAAGAAAGCCAAACGAGCCAACAGAGCGAGGCCTGTATCTGAAATACTTCTGATGATGTTTCGGTCTGCAAACAGAGATTACAGGAAAACGGTAAAGAAACTGGAGGAGATGGAGAATGGCTGAATATGTTAAAAAGTCAGATGTAATAAAAATCATGGAAAATAATTCTCACATGATAGAGGTATTTGGAGTTAAGAAGAAAATAATTGACGGATTCGCAATGGGTTGTGATTTCGAAGATCTGGAAACTGTCAGTATTGAGGAGGACGATAATGAGAATTAACATGAAACCAGAAGAAGCAAAAGACATATTATCCGATATGAGAGACCAGCATTTATGTTTCATTGAAAGTTCTGAAAACAAAGATGAATGGCAGAAAAAATATCTCAAGGAAGCATGGGCGTGTGATTCCGGAGCAAAAGCATTGGAAAAGCAGATTCCATGCAAACCTGAAGAATATGTTCCGGATTTTCCGTACAATATATTTTCCACTCAAAAATGTGCGAAATGCGGAACACCTATTATTGGTAATAAAATAAGCAAGTACTGTTCTGACTGCGGGCAGAAAATTGACTGGGGAGAGGAGTGATTAAATGGATTTTAATACAGCAATGGCGAAATCAGTAGCATGGGCCAGTACATCATTTGCCGTAATAGCGGCACTCAGTTATACAAAAGAACCATTATGCTTAATGGCATTAGTTCTTCCGCTGTTTGTTGGATTACTTGCACATTAATGAGAAGGAGTTGATAATCATGTTGGACAAGCCTACACCTGAAATTAACGGAGAAGAAGTTATAATAAAATGTAACGGGGATACTATAAAATTCAAAGATGATAATGTGGAAGTGACCAGGGCGAGTAAAAACATGATGTTCAAGCCACCGGACATAACCCCGCAGCTCGCCATATCAGCATTCACAGTGCTGCATCAATATTGCAGCTCAATCAGTCCACATGATTGAATCAGATGCACATTTTACGAACATTGCCCGGAGTGCTTCATGGGGTGTCCGGGAGATCAGGGTGAAATAATCAGAAAATTACAAAACAATGAATAAAATTAGAGAGTCGGTATTTACCGGCTCTTTTTTAGCATAAAATTCCTCAAACATGTACCACAACTTTTCCACCAACCTATGATAGAATATACTCAGAAGTGTTACTATGGGATTTTATAGCCAGAAATGAGGTGATGATATGGCGAACTTAAAAGCAGTTACAAGAAAACTTCAAAAAGCTATATTATCCACCGGATTAATTATAAAAATCGGAACATCGCAATTCTACAGCAATGAGCAGGAACGATTGATTACAGTAACGATTATATCGACACCTACACTTCATCTCACAAAAAGGGGTGAATGGAAAGATTGTGATTATGAAATATTACGAACTGCATCCCAGTATGATGTGGTCATGTGCCTAAAAGAAATATGGGAGGCAGTCAGAAAATGAGGATAGACAGAGGTGATTAGATGGACTTAACGCCTAAACAGGAAGTGTTTGTAAAAGAATATATAAAAAATGGCGGGAATGCATCTGATGCCGCGAGAAAAGCTGGATACAAGAAACCAGAAGTGCAAGGATATGAGAACCTTAAGAAACCTTATATTTCTGCATATATAGCCGAAAAACAGTCTCTCATCGAAAAACAAAAAGGCACTGACATCATGTCGCTGGCAGAGATTCAGCAACGCCGTTCCATGATCGCGAGAGGCGAGCTGACTGATTCATTTGGATTTGCCCCAGATTTCTCCGATCAGCTGAAATCCATGAACGACTTGGAAAAAACGCTTGCTATAAAAGAAGCCAGAGAAGAGCAGCGAAAAGCAGAAGAAAAAACCAGATTACAAAGTGAATACCATATTGATCTGGATATTGTCCCGGATGTATTTCATAAAATGATTAGAGATATTCGAGCAAAGAAGCATAGCGAATATATTCTTCCCGGTGGACGTGGTTCCATGAAGTCCTCAACTATATCTTTAATCATACCGGAACTGCTGAAGAATAATCCGAACATGCACGCTCTGATTCTGCGAAAAGTCGGAAACACTATCAAAGATTCTGTTTATGCTCAGATGAAATGGGCTATTGATAAATTAGATCTAAATGAGGAATTTGTGTGTAAGGTATCTCCCATGGAGATTACGTATAAGCCCACCGGACAGAAGATTTACTTTCGTGGTGCTGATGATCCATTAAAGATTAAGTCTATCAAGCCAGAGTTTGGATATATCGGAATAGTCTGGTTTGAGGAGTTAGATCAGTTTTCTAATCCAGAAGAAATCCGAAACATTCAGCAGTCTGCTATTCGTGGTGGCAATGAAGCGTATAAATTCAAGTCATTCAACCCACCTAGGAGCAAGAATAACTGGGCGAATGAATATACAGCAGAAGCAGAAGAAAAAGATGAAAATGTAATGGTTGTGCATAGCACGTACCTTGACTTAGGAATTGAACAGGAATGGCTTGGAGATGTATTTCTTGCGGATGCAGAACATCTAAAAGAAGTCAACCCAGACGCTTACGACAATGAGTATCTCGGACATGCCAACGGGAATGGTGGAAATATCTTTGAATACATCGAAGAAAGGACTATTACAGACGAAGAAATCAGCCACTTTGATAGAATTTATCAAGGCGTTGACTGGGGCTGGTACCCGGATAAATATGCTTTTTCCAGAATCTATTATGATTCCGCCAGAGAAACAATTTATTTCATTGACGAGATTTATGAAAACAAAAAATCAAATGAATGGACTGCAAATGAAATCAAGCGAAGACAATATGACGATTACGAAATTACTTGCGATTCTGCCGAGCCTAAATCAATCAATGATTACAGAGATTCAGGACTCCCAGCAAGAGGAGCAATCAAAGGACCGGGAAGCATTGAGTATTCCATGAAGTGGCTGCAAAGAAGAAAACTTGTATTTGATCCAAAAAGAACGCCAAATGCTTGCAAAGAGTTCAAGAAGTACGAATACGAACGCGACAAAGACGGAAATATCTGTAGTGGATATCCAGACAAGGATAATCATTTAATAGATTCCGTCCGGTATGGCTCAGAATCATTGTGGAGAAGAAGGGGGTACAGTGCATAAAATGTTAGATAGGTATTTTTCAGATAAAATAAATGAATTCTTAAGCATCGGTTTAAAAATATATGGATCATCTGACATTAACGAAATCTTAAAAGTTGTAGAATATGAAGACATTATTGTGCGAGATACTTCTGTAAGATGGATGGATTTTAAAAGGTAGATTAAATGGGACTTATAACAACACTAAAAAGGTGGTTTAACATGATATTCAAAAAACAAGCCGAAGAGGATTTTAATATCCAGGCAGCAGAATTCCCGGAGATGGAATCACTGATTAACCGGTGCGCGAACATCTACAGAGGTGCACCGGAATGGTTAGATGATAAGAATAATATCAAGACGATCAATTTTGCTAAATCTGTCTGCTCAGAGACAGCACGGCTTGCAACGCTGGCAATCGGCATTCAGATAGACGGTTCTGCAAGAGCTACATGGCTACAGGAACAGATTGACAAGGTATACTTCCAGATTCGGCACTGGGTAGAATATGGCTGTGCTTATGGAACAGTTTTTATTAAACCAAATGGGGAGAGCCTTGATGTATTTACTCCGGCAGATGTGATGATTGTGGATTATGATAATCAGGAGATTAAAGGGATTATATTCAAGGATTCTTATACTGTTGGTCGAAAATACTATACACGACTTGAATATCATAGGTTTGTTGAGACTACAATAGATGGTGTGACAACCTATCCGTATTATGTTTCAAACAGGGCTTATGTGTCGAAATCCCCTCAGTCAATCGGTGACAGAATCGACCTCAAACAGACCAAATGGGCTGATCTCATGGCAGATACACCGCCAATACTCAAGGCAAACGGAGAAAAACTGGATGGGCCGCTATATGGAGTACTTCGAACACCACAGGCGAATAACGTGGATATCAGTACACCACTTGGACTTCCGATATTTGCAGAAGCCATTGAAGAGTTAAAGGACCTCGACATTGCATACAGTAGAAACGCCGGAGAGATTTTTGATTCTCAGAAAATTGTTCTGGCAGATGATAGACTGCTGATGCCAAGCGGTACGCCTGTATCAGCCATGTCGCCACAGGGTATGGAGAACAGACGGAATGAGATGAATTTACCGCACTTTGTCAAGAATGTATTTGGTGAAGGACAGGATACGTTCTATCAAGAAATCAATCCACAGCTCAACACAGATACCCGTATAAGCGGCATAAACTCCATTTTAAGCCAGTTAGGGTACAAGATTGGATTCTCCAACGGGTATTTTGTTTTTAACGAATCTAGCGGCATTCAGACAGCCACAGGAGTAGAAGCGGAACAGCAGAGGACAGTGCAGTTCATTAAAGATGTGCGTGACAAACTGGAATCCTGCCTGGATGAAGTAATCTACGCATTGAACGTTTACGCTGACCTGTACGGGCTTGCGCCTGTTGGAGCTTATGAGGTCAATTATGATTTCGGAGACATCCTCTATATCAGAGAAAACGACCGTGCTAGATGGTGGCAATATGTTACTACTAACAAAGTTCCGGCATGGATGTATTTCGTGAAATTCGAGGGAATGACCGAGGAAGAAGCTAAGGCAATGGTTGAAGAGGCACAGCCAAAAGAACCGGCTTTGTTCGGTGATGAGGAATAATTATGCTTAGTCCAGAGTATTTACGCCGGATAACAGAGGGCAGTGAACAGATTGCGGAAGAACTGCATCAGTATATCATATCCGAGATCGTGTCTCGAATGATGGCAAGAATCGGCAGAGGTGAGGATTATATTCTGACCAATGCTGATGCATGGAGAATCAGAACACTACAGAAATCCGGTGAGCTGCTAGAGGATATTCTGACGGAATTATCCAGATACACCAAACGCGAACAGCAGGAACTTCTTGAAGCGTTTGAAGATGCTGGAATCACTGCAATGAACTATGATGATAAAGTATACAAGGCGGCAGGATTAAGCCCTGTGCCGCTCGAACAGTCTCCAGCTATGATAAGGCTCATGGAACGGAATATGCTTGCGACCATGGGTGAGTGGAAGAACTTTACACGAACCACCGCAAGTGCCGCTCAGAGGCTCTATATTGAGCAATGCGACCTTGCCTATAATCATGTAATGACTGGGGCAGTTGGATATACGCAAGCCATCAAAGAGGCGGTTAATAACGTTGTGAGTGATGGTGTTACGGTCACATATCCATCCGGCAGAAAAGATACAATTGAAACGGCGGTTGCACGTTCTGTTAGAACTGGTGTGGCTCAGGCTACGGGAGATATATCCCTAAAGCGCATGGAAGAAATGAACTGGGATTTAGTTCTGGTCAGTGCCCACATGGGAGCCAGAACAGGTGACGGTGGCGAGAATCCGGGAAATCACGCATGGTGGCAAGGAAAGATATACTCTCGTTCTGGCAAGAGTAAGAAATTTCCACCGTTCTCATTGACCGGATATGGAACGGCAAGTGGACTGTCAGGAGTTAACTGTCGGCATAGCTTTGGGGCAAGTGACGGGGAATTTAACCCTTATGCAGAACTATCAGCACAGGATAAAGCCAACAAGGGAAAGCAGTACGAAAAGGAACAGCGGCAACGTACTTATGAGCGAAGAATCCGCAAAACGAAGAGAGAGGTTCTTGGACTGCAAGCAGGAGTTGACAATGCACCGAACGAAAAGGCGAAATTCGCATTACAACAAGACCTTGACCGGAAGTCTTATCTTTTGCAGAAACAAAATGCTGCATACAAAGATTACTGCAAGCAGAACGACTTAAGGGAACTGCAAGACCGGCTTATGATCGCTAAATGGAATCGTCAGAACGCCGCAAAAGCCAGAGGAGCGGCAAAGAGATATAGAACAGCAAAGGGGATTGACTGATGGACAGATGGGAATATTATAATCCGAATCCTGCTGGAAATCGAGTCGGAGATTGTGCTGTCCGGGCAATATGTAAGGCAACCGGCTTTGATTGGGAAACGGTTTTTACCGGATTAATGATACAGGCATGTGCTCTGTCAGATATGCCATCAGCTAATTACGTTTGGGGAGCGTACCTCTACAAACACGGGTACAGGCGCAAATTGATTGAACAATCAGAACGGTATATCTATACAGTCAATGATTTTTGCACAGATCATCAGACAGGCACATATATTTTATGTATAGATGGCCATGTGGTGACGGTACAGAACGGTAAATATTATGATACATGGGATTCCGGAAATGAAGTCCCGGTATACTACTGGGAAAAGGAGTAGCTAAATGAGCATATCAGAATTTGTACAGATTTTCCTTTCTATCTGCGGAGGGGTGTCCATTGTCGGAGGGGCGGCAGCCGTAATCTTTAAATGGATTACCCCAGCGTTCCGACTTAATAAGCGAGTAGAGACACTGGAAGAACATGATAGACGAGATTATGAAAGTCTTCGGAGAATCGCAGAACGAGATTCATTAATTCTGGAAGTGTTGTCAACCATGCTGGACAGCCAGATTAGTGGGAATAATGTAGAAGAATTAAAAAAAACAAAACAGAAGCTTACAAATTATCTTGCGCAGAATCAACGTTAGCATTAGTAAGGGGTATGCTCATGAAATTATATGTGTTCACGAAGAAAGATATAGACAGATTTCTGATAGAGTGTAATTTCACACCGGATGAAGAAAGACTGTTCCGGCTAAGATGCAAGGAATATACGCTTGAATACTGCGCCGAACAGATGAATGTGAGCATATCAACGGCAAAGCGATTAAGCCGGAGGGTGAATAATAAAATAATCAAAGTGTGCTGATACTTTTTGGATACTAATTAGAGCCAGAAACGACCTGTTTCCGGTTCTTTTTTTATGTAAAAATATAATCAGAAAGGCGGTGTATAAAATGGCATTATATAACAATCCTTATCAATATAGTTTTGGCGTTCCTGGGCAGATGAACCAGTTCCAGCAACAGCCTGTCCAGATGCCGACTCAACCAGTACAGCAACCACAGCAGAATAATAATGGTATTCTGTGGGTATCTGGTGAAGTCGGCGCAAAATCCTATCTGGTAGCACCCGGGACAAGTGTTTTGCTAATGGATTCAGAATCAGAGAAATTCTTTATAAAATCCACAGATGTTTCTGGTATGCCACAGCCGTTACGGACGTTTGAGTATCATGAAGTAGGCACTCAGATGCCGCCTAAACAGCCTGTTCAGAGCATGGACAAATATGTTACTCGACAGGAATACGATGATTTAAAAGCCAAATGCGAAGCTATAGCAAGTCGATTAAATTCATTTTCTGAACCTGTTAGAACTAATACTGTACAGGAATCAGCAATCAAGGGAGGAAACGCAGATGAGTAATCCATTATTTAATGCGCTTGGTGGTGGGATGCCGCAGGGAAACGGACCAATGCAGATGATACAGCAGTTTATGCAGTTTAAGCAGAATTTTAAGGGAGACCCGAAAGAAGAAGTCCAGAAGATGTTACAGTCTGGGAAGATTTCTCAACAGCAACTTAACCAGGTTCAGCAGATGGCAGGGCAGTTTCAGAATCTGCTGAAAAATATGAAATAGTACATTACAATCTGGCCAGATTGATGTAAATACAAAAAAGGAGATTATAACTATGGATGGAAATTTAACAGCATCGGACGTTGCTCTTTTGACCGGGAACAACAGAAATGATGGAATGTTTGGCGGAGATGGCGCATGGTGGCTTATCGTGCTTTTCTTGTTCGCATTTTGCGGATGGGGAAACAACGGCTGGGGCAATAATGGCAACGGCGGTGGATATGTAGCCACAGCAGCTACTCAGGCGGATATTCAGAGAGGATTTGATAACTCCGCAGTGATCAGCAAGCTTGACGGAATCAATAGTGGCCTGTGTGATGGCTTCTATGCCATGAATAATGGTATGCTTACCGGTTTTAACGGAATCAACACCAACATCATGCAGACTGGTTTCGGCATCCAGCAGGCTATTAATGCCGATACTGTAGCGAATATGCAGAATACCAATGCGATCCAGGCACAGCTTGCAAACTGCTGCTGTGAAACAAGGGAAGCAATCCAGGGTGTAAACTACAATATGGCACAGAATACCTGTGCATTGCAGAACACTATGAACAGCAACACAAGAGACATTATCGACAGCCAGAATGCCGGAACAAGGGCAATCCTTGATTACCTGTGCAACGAGAAGATTTCCAACTTACAGGCTGAAAATAACGACCTCAGACGTGCCGCTTCTCAGGATCGCCAGAGTGCATTACTCACAACTGCAATGGCTTCACAGACACAGCAGCTTATTAATGCGATCAATCCAGCACCGATCCCGGCATATCAGGTTCCAAACCCGAACACATATTACGGATGCGGATGCAACACTGGATGTAATTGCTGATAACTTCATATCGAGAGTATCTTTCGATTGATTTCGGATGTCGGCTTATGCCGTATTACACAGAGGGGCAGGCTGAGACCTGTCCTTTTGTGATATGAAAGGAGTATTTTTATGGCAGAATTCACAAATGTAGCTGCTCAGACTGTAGCAGCAAATGGAAACGTAGTATTTTCAAACACAGCAGTTAAAGGTTCTAACTGTATTCAGCACAGAGAGGGAAGTGGAATCATCACTCTGAGAGGACTGACTAACCAGTGTAAAGCGAGATTCTTCGTGGATTTTTCTGGTAATATCGCAATCCCAACAGGCGGTACTGTCGGAGCTATTTCTCTGGCTATTGCAATCTCTGGCGAACCTGTATTATCTTCTCAGATGATCTCTACACCGGCAGCAGTAGACCAGTACAACAATGTGTCCTCTGGCATCTATATTGATGTACCTCGTGGATGCTGCGTTAATATCGCGGTAGAGAACACTAGCGATCAGGCAATTTCTGTTGCAAACGCAAACATTGTTGTAACCAGAGAAGCGTAGGAGGTGCAGTTATGAGAGATATTAAAGATTTATGCGCAAGAATTGAAGATGAACTGTCCAAAATCGCTGACAGTGGACTGACCACTGGAAATCTGGATATGACGTATAAGCTGATTGACATGTACAAAGATATCAAGAATACACAGTACTGGGACAAAAAAGTGGAGTACTACAACACTGTCCTTGATGAGATGCGCGGCGGCTACAATGACGATTACAGCGAACGTGGAAGAAAGCGCGACAGCATGGGGAGATACAGCTCAAATGATGGCAGAATGATGCCGGATTACGACAGAGGTAGTTCTTATGCCAGACGCGGTGAGCATTATGTTAGAGGACATTACAGCCGTTCTGATGGGCGAGACGCTTACGATGACTATATGACGCAGAAACAGAGCTATCGTTCCGGCAAGTCTGAGGACTGCAAAAGGAAGATGCTTGCCGCTCTGGAAGAACATCTGGATGAACTCACTACAGAAATGAGCGATATGTCCAAGGATGCGGAGTGCCGGGAAGAACGTGATCTTGTCAAGAGATACGTGGAAAAACTTCGGGATATGCTCTAATTAGCTAAAACATGTACCACAACTTTTTGAAAGTTCTGTGGTAAAATATATTCATAGGGAAGATTCGTAAGTGGTTGACGCCACTTGACATAGACATTTTTTTCATTGATTCCTCCTTTCACGGGTACGTGTCCTTAACAGAAACAGATTCGGGCGGAATCTGGAGGTTGAAAAGCGGATGCAATTTCCGACACGTATCATTGCCGCTAGTGCATGGCGGCATACCTCCTTGTGAGCATATAACTGAACAGTGAAATCCAACCCGTGCAGAGGTGTGCGGCCGTATAGGCGGTGTTGACGTAGCCCGAAACGTCTCGTGTTTAGGCATAGCACGATAAATACCTTGCTAACCCGGGAATCCGGGTTAATGGAATGTAGCTCAGTGGCAGAGCAACGTATAAGCTAGCGTCGCAGGTTCGATTCCTGCCATTCCACTTATCTGGAGCCTGAAAGTTTGGCGTGGGAATAGCGCAGGGCGGCGCATGGGAATGTAATTCCGAGTTCCGGACATGTTTGCTGCCTATCGGATTGTAAAGTGGTCTCCCTTAAAGTAGGCAATAAGTGAACGTGCTGAAATGGTTCTTCCAGATATGTACATCGCAGGATGGAGAAGCGGAATCTCACAAGGCTCATATCCTCGAGACCGGCGGTTCGAATCCGTCTCCTGCAATTAATCTGCTTAAAGTTACGCTATCTGTACACAGGTGGTCTATGGCTAGGGTAGATTGCAACATCATGATGCTGATTAGGTTATGTCTTATCCTGTAGACCGATGTTCGGTCCGAAAAGGCACTTCAATGTGGCTTCGCCAAGTGGTAAGGCACCGGGCTTTGACCCCGGGAGAGGAACACTCATTCATTGGTTCGAATCCAATAGCCACAGTTACCCTGCCAGTGGTCTAACTGGCTTAATCCAATACCTGCGGCGGCAGGTCAATAAACACGACCAGGAGGATGTATATGCAGAAACTTATTGACACATTAAAATCATTTGGAATTGAAATCCCGGAGGACAAGCAGGCAGATGTGAAGAAAGCACTCTCTGAGCATTATAAAAATGCTAAAGAAGTAGCAAAAACCCTGTCGAAAGTTGAGGGAGAACGTGATGGTTGGAAAGTACGTGCGGAGACGGCAGAAGAAACTTTAAAAGGTTTTGATGGTATCGACGCGGCTAACATTCAGACAGAGCTTGCTGGATGGAAGAAGAAGGCTGAGGACGCAGAGAAGGAATTCAACGCAAAGATCTATGAACGCGATTTTTCAGACGCACTCAAAACAGCACTTGATGATGTTAAATTTTCAAGCGAAGCAGCAAAGAAGTCTGTTATGGCAGACATTAAAGAAGCCGGATTGAAGCTGAAAGACGGTAAAATCCTTGGACTGAACGATCTGATCGAGCAGATGAAACAGTCTGACGCGTCTGCTTTCGTAGATGAATCTCAGCAGCAGGCTCAGCAGCAACAAGCAAGATTTACCACTCATGTTGGACAGCAGCAGACACCGGGAAGCATGACGAAGAAAGATATCGAAGCGATCAAAGACCCGTCTGAGAGGCAGGCTGCTATAGCTCAGAATATCCAGTTATTCCAGTGATTTTTTTTACACCGACTATACACCAGAGTATAGCCGCTAACCCAATACTCCTTAATAATTATGGGTAGAAAGGATTTTTTATATGGCAGCAAAAGCTAATCTTATTATGACAAATGATATCCAGGTCACGGCACGTGAGATTGACTTTGTAACCAGATTCGAAAGAAACTGGGAGCACTTGCGTGAGATTCTTGGTATCATGCGTCCAATCAAAAAGACACCCGGAGCGGTTCTTAAATCAAAATACGCAGAAGGCACATTGCAGGACGGAAATGTTAAAGAGGGCGAAGAAATCCCTTACAGCAAATTCACTGTAAAAGAAAAGCCTTATGCAGAAATGAGCATTGAGAAGTACGCAAAGGCTGTATCTATCGAAGCAATCAAGGATCACGGTTATGAGAACGCTGTTCAGATGACCGATGACGAATTCCTTTTCCAGCTTCAGACCAATGTTACCAGCAGATTCTATGACTATCTGAAAACCGGTACGCTTACTTCCACAGAAACTACATTCCAGATGGCTCTGGCAATGGCTAAGGGTCGTGTTGAAAACAAATTCAAGCAGATGCACAGAAATGTGACTGGTGTTGTTGGATTTGTGAACATTCTGGACGTATATGAATACCTCGGAGCAGCTGAGATCACTATTCAGAACCAGTTCGGATTCCAATACATGAAGGATTTCATGGGATTCAATACCATCTTCCTGTTATCTGACAGTGAGATCCCACGTGGACAGGTTATCGCTACTCCTGTCGAGAACATCGTACTTTACTATGTTGACCCGAACGAATCTGACTTCGCAAGAGCAGGTCTTGTGTATACCGTTTCCGGTGAGACAAACCTGATCGGATTCCATACTCAGGGCAACTATCACACAGCAGTGTCTGAGGCGTTCGCGGTTATGGGACTTACTCTTTTTGCGGAGTACATTGATGCAATTGCAGTAATTACCATTGATGAGACACCAGCACTTGGCACTCTGGTAGTAACATCTGCGGAAGGAACAGCAACTGGTGATACAAAAATCACTGTAAATCCGGCTAAGGAAAACTCCAACAACGTATACAAATACAAAGTTGCGGCAGACGCAGTAACTGTCGGATATGGTCAGAACCTCAGAAACTGGAGCACTTGGGATGGAAAAGCCGATATCACAGCGGCAACCGGACAGAAGATCACAGTAGTTGAGTGTGATGGAACATACAAGGCACTGAATGCCGGAAGTGCAAGCGTAACAGCAAAATGATAAACGTGGGAGGCAGCTGGCATGGCTTATGCAGATTATAAATTCTATACAGAATCATTCGGCAATGTCGTGCCAGAAACCGACTTTCCACGACTGGCAGAAAAAGCCAGTGATTTTGTGGACACAATGACGTTTGACAGACTGGTGGACGGACTGCCAACAAACGAACGCTCACAGAAACGTATCAAAAAGGCGGTCTGTTCATTGGCTGAATTAATGTATCAGATTGAACTTGCTGAAAAGAATGCAATCAATCAGGCATCAGCAAATCTTACCGACACGAATGTCGGGAACATTTCAACAGGCATTGTAACATCTATAAGTTCCGGCAGCGAATCCATCTCTTACGCAACGCCCCAGCAGAAAGCATCGGGCGCAAAGGAATGGAGTGCGGTATATGCCGCCGCCGGAGATGTACAGAAAACGAATGACTTGCTCTTAAAGACAGCTTTGCCGCTTCTGATGGGAGTAAGGACGGATGAAGGGATACCGATTTTATATGCAGGACTTTAAATTTAATATCTTAGGCTCTGAATGGACAGTAAAGTTTGGAACAGTAGAAGAATATCCTAACTTGGAAGACATGGATGGATATACAGATTCTTCCACAAGAGAGATCATCGTTGATGACATGAAGTCACAACAGGATATGCCAGGTTCAAAAAAGAATATGGAAGAGTACAAAAAGCAGGTTGTACGGCATGAGATTATTCATGCTTTCCTGCGTGAGTCGGGGCTTGATACAAACTCGGGAGCTTGTGATAACTGGGCAATCAACGAAGAAATGGTTGACTGGTTCGCTATTCAGACACCGAAGATTTTCAAGTTGTTTTATGAATGGAAGTTGATTTAAGGCGACAAATAATGTGATACCAGTATTGTATGCAGGAGTGTAACTATGGCTAATTATGGCGTGCCGTATAAGGGCAGTAAAAATAAAATTGCAAAGCAAATTATTGATTTCTTACCTTCCGGCGGTACGTTATATGATTTATTTGCAGGCGGTTGCGCAATCACACATTGCGCTATGGAATCTGGAAAATATGACAGGTATATCGTTAATGATATTGAACCAGGAATTACTCAACTTTTCATTGATGCAGTTAACGGGAAATATGCAAATGAAAAAAGATGGATTAGCCGAGAAGATTTTTTTAAATTAAAAGAATCAGATCCATATGTAAAATATTGTTGGAGCTTTGGAAATAATGGACGCGATTATCTTTATTCAAAAGAAATAGAACCATTAAAAAAACATCTTCACAATATATTTTTTGCAGAAAATTCGCAGGAAGCAAGGCTTGAATGGAAAGCGTTTATTAGAGATTTTTGCACAAGCAAACAAAGTCTGGAAAGTCTGCAAAGGCTGCAAAGTCTGGAAAGTCTGCAAAGGCTGCAAAGTCTGGAAAGTCTGCAAAG